GACCAAGTCCTTGTACCAAGGGTTGTTCGCAACTCAACAGCGTCGGAAAGAGTTCGGATTTTCTTACCGGACGATGATCAACAACGATCTGACCGAGGACGCCGGCTACAAGCTCCATATCGTGTACAACGCTTTGGCTGCTGCAGCTGATCGGAACCGGAATACCAGGAACAGCGATGGAAATCTGTCTCCACTCAGCTGGTATATTCAGGCAGTTCCGCCAGCCTCGTACGGATACGGCTACAAACCGACTGCACACTTCGTTGTGGACTCCCGATTTACCCCGGGGGATATTTTGACACAACTCGAAGGTCTGCTGTACGGAACAGATACCACTGAAGCACAGCTGCCGTCGCAGTTGGATATTCTGAATCTGTTCGAGGCTTTCGCGACGGTTCAGGTCACCGACAACGGCGACGGAACGTACACGATCAATGCTCCAGACGATATTCTCGTCGACAACGGCGATGGAACCTGGACGATCGATTACGCTTCCGTCATTCAGATCGATCCCAACACCTACGCCATCAGCTCACTGTAAGGAGGAGACATGGCCACCGCCAACGTATTTTCTGCGGAACGTTCGCAAGCGATCGAAGACGCCGCCATCGTCGACGCGAGTCTGGTTGGCGACAACCTGGTTCTGACAAGCAACGACGGTACTCCGCACGATGTCGGAAACGTCCGAGGCGCACAGGGAATTCAGGGTATCCAAGGAAACCCTGGTGTCAACGGTGTCGATGCCGCATTCGTGGTTCGCGCTTCAGACCCAAACACGAACCTGAACCTGACAGGAACCCAGACGATCGACGGTGTGGCGCTCGCTGTCGGAGACCGAGTTCTGGCCAAAAACCAGACCACTTCGGCCAACAACGGTATTTACGTCGTCGCGTCCGGTGCATGGACTAGGGCTACCGATGCGGACAGTTCCGCTGAGCTCGCCGGCGCCATCGTCCGAGTCCAGCAGGGCACAACGAACGGTGGTTGTCGTTACACCACGAGCTTCAAGAGCACCGACACGCTCGGCACCACTTCGATGCCGTGGCAGCGGGTTCTGGATGGCTTCAACGCGGCGTACATCACCATCAACGACACGACTCCCGACGCCAGTGGTTATGTCACAGTCACGCACAACCTCGGTTGGGCCCCTCGAATGATTTTCGGTATGGGCGCAAACCCGGGCACTCGATTCGCGGTTCTGTGGGGTTGCGACACCATCACATCCACCACGTTCAAGGCGAGATTCATGAACGCCAGTACCGCGGGTGCTCTCACCACAAGCGGAACGGGATCTTTCATCTTCCTGTGCATCCGATAGGGGATTGAATGACTACCACGACAACCACTTTCGATCCTGACCTGGGTGCCATGGTTTGGAACATCTACAACAACCGAGGCGAGATGACACCGGATCCATATCCGGAGGTCTCCAAGTCAGGACCTGTGGATGGTGTCTGGACGATCACGGCTCCCGACGACATCACGCAAGCTGAGATGGATGAACAGTTCGCTGCTCAACTGGCGAGCATCATGATCATCCAGAACATGACCATCCTCTTCGAGAGGGTTTCTGCCGGCATTCAGCCGAATCGGGATTTTCTCGCGGTCGAATCTCCGACCGTCGAGCAGAACGACACCCAGATCCAGGCGCTGACTCGACAGATCAACGCTCTCCTCATCCTTCGATCCGGTGATTTCTCAGACATCTCCGGCACCTAGGAGTTCGAATGCCCATATCCTTCACCTCTCGAGGAGACTTGAAGAAGACCGAAGACGCTCTTCGTCGTATGCAGCGTTTCGATATTCGGAAGGTTCTTGAGGCCGGAGGAGAGAAGGGTGTTAAAGCGCTAGCCGCGGCAACTCCTGTGGAATCCGGTCTGGCAGCGCATTCCTGGACATATCGTGTTTCAGGTGGGCGAGGTAATGCTCGTATCACTTGGCTCAACACTGACGTCGAGAGCGGATTTCCAGTAGCCATCATGCTCCAATACGGCTATGGAACCGGTACTGGCGGGTATGTCCAGGGGCGAGATTACATCAACCCAGCGATGGCTCCGATATTTGACGAGATCGCACGAGACGTACTGAAGGCGGTGACCTCCTAATGAGCAACACGATCGACACCAAAGTTGTCGAGATGCTGTTCAAGAACTCTGACTTCCAGCGGGGGGTCGCCACTACCCTCAAGTCGCTTCAGGACCTGAAGAAGGGTCTGGAGCTCAAGGGTGCTACATCCGGATTGGACGAGCTCAAGGCAAAGACGAGCTCGATGAACCTTACACCCCTTCAAAATGGGGTTTCCGGACTCGGTTCCAAATTCAGCGCGCTGAAGACCATCGGCGTCGGTGCACTCCTCTCGATTGGCTCGACAGCGGTCAGTGTCGGCTCGAGATTGGTTAACTCTCTCGCTCTCGGACCGCTCAAGGCCGGCCTCCAGGAATATGAGACCAACCTCAATTCGATCCAAACAATTCTGGCTAACACTGGACTTGAGGGCAAGAGTGGCCTTGGCCAGGTTAATAAAGCTCTTAGCGAGCTGAACACCTACTCCGACCAGACGATCTACAACTTCTCGGAGATGGCTCGAAATATCGGTACCTTCACGGCTGCCGGTATCAAACTCGAGCCGGCCACCGCGGCCATCAAGGGTATCGCCAACCTGGCTGCTATTTCTGGCTCGTCGTCCGAGCAAGCATCCTCGGCGATGTACCAGCTGTCTCAGGCCATGGCTGCCGGTAAGGCGACTCTGATCGACTGGAACTCGGTCGTCAACGCCGGCATGGGTGGTAAGGTCTTCCAGGAAGCTCTGAAGGAGACCGCCCGGGTTCAGGGCAAGAATATCGATGACATCATCAAGAAGAACGGAAGCTTCCGAGACAGTCTTCAAGAGGGCTGGCTCACTACCGAGGTTCTGACTGCGACGCTGCAGAAGTTCACGGGCGACATGAACGCCCAGCAGCTGAAGTCCCTCGGATATACCGATCAGCAGATCAAGGCCATCATGAAGATGGGCAAGACTGCGCAGGAAGCTGCTACAAAGGTCAAGACCGTTTCCCAGCTGATCAACACGCTTCAAGAGGCTGCGGGCTCAGGATGGTCTCAGACGTTCCAGATCCTGTTCGGTGACTTCGAGGAAGCTCGTACGCTCTTCACGAACGTCTCGAATGTTCTTGGCGGGTTCATCCAGAACTCGGCGCAAGCTCGAAACAAGGTCCTCGGTGACTGGAAGGCTCTCGGCGGACGCACCGAACTGATCAAGGGTATCGCCATCGCGTTCAACAACGTGATGGATGTTCTCACCCCGATCAAGAAGGCGTTCCGGGATATTTTCCCGCCGACCACCGGTAAGCAGTTGTTCGCTCTGACTCAGGCTTTCACGAAGCTCATGGGGCAGATGCGACTCGGTGAAGACACGATGGACAATATTCGGCGGACCTTCCGCGGCTTATTTGCCATCATCGACATCGGGCTACAGGTGCTCAAGGGTGTCGGGACGATCCTCAAGACCGTCTTCTCGTCATTTTCTGATGGTTCCAGTGGGATTCTCGAGTTCACTGGAGGCATTGGGGACTGGTTGGTAAAGCTCGACCAGGCCATCAAGAAGGGCAAGGGATTCCAGAACTTCTTCAAGTCCGTCGGTAAGGCGATCGTCGTACCGATCCAGGCCCTGAAGAGCTTCATCGGCTTCGTCGGTGATCTTATTTCTGGGATGGGTAAGCTCGACGCCAGTGGTATCGGGAACAGCTTCAAGGCTCGTTTCGCTCCGCTGGGTAAGCTTGCCGACGGCATCTGGAAGGGTTTCTCCAAGGTCTTCGATATTTTCAATCGCGTCAGCCAGGCGATGCAGCCTGTGTTCGATGCGTTCTCGGAGTTCTTCGATGGCGTCACTGACAAGATCGCGAGTGGGTTTGCCGACGTCGATTACAACCATATTCTGGACGGCATTAACACAGGTCTGCTTGCGGGCCTCGTTCTGCTGTTCAAGAAGTTCCTGTCCGGCGGCATCAATGTCGACCTGGGTGGAGGTTTCCTCAGCAAGATCGGGGAAGCCTTCGAGGGACTGACTGGGGTACTCGGCGCTATGCAGGCCCAACTCAAGGCCAATGCGCTCCTCAAGATCGCCGGTGCGATTGCCCTACTGACGGCTTCCGTCGTAGCACTGTCGCTCATCGATCCGAAGAAGCTCACTTCGGCCATGGCCGGTCTGACTGCGATGTTCACTCAACTTCTCGTTGCGATGGGCATATTCGGGAAGGTCACGGCCACTCAAGGCTTCATCAAGATGCCGTTCTTGACGACGTCGCTCATCGGAATGGCGATTGCCATCGATCTCCTTGCGATTGCCGTAGGGAAAATGGCTAAGCTGAATTGGGAGGAACTGGCTAAGGGTCTCACGGGCACTGCGGCGCTCATCGGATCCCTCATGCTGTTCACCAAATTTGGCGGTACACAAGTCGCTTCTGGAGCTAGTTTGGTTCTCTTGGCGGGGGCGATATTGCTCTTGACCAAGTCGGCCGAACAGTTCGGAGGTATGAATTGGGGTACCATCGCCAAGGGACTCACCGGAGTAGCGGGTATGCTCGCTGCGCTGGCTCTCTTTACGAAATTCTCCGCTGTGAACAAGGGTGGCATCGCTCAAGGTGCTGGCCTTCTTATTCTCGCTGGGGCCGTCAAGGTTCTCGCGAGTGCAATGCAAGACCTCGGTAAGCTTTCCTGGAAAGAGATCGCTAAGGGTCTCGTAACCATGGCCGGCGGTCTCGCCCTGATGGGAGCAGCTCTGACGCTGATTCCACCAACCTCAGTCTTCTCTGCTGCAGCCATATTCATCGTCGCGGCTTCCCTGGGTCGTATCGGTGAAGCGTTGCAGAAAATGGGAGGAATGAGCTGGGGCGAGATCGCCCGAGGTCTTGTAACTCTGGCCGGCGCTCTTACCATCATCACCCTCGCGATGATATTCATGACCGAGGCTCTTCCGGGAGCAGCGGCTTTGCTGGTTGTCGCGGCAGCACTTCAAGTGATGGCTCCAGCGTTGCAAGCGTTTGGTGAATTGAGTTGGGGCGAAATCGCTAAGGCCATGACGGTCTTGGCTGCTTCACTTCTGCTCATCACAGCTGCGATGATCGGTATGACGACGGCTCTTCCGGGAGCTGCTGCGCTTCTCGTTGTGACGGCTGCTCTACGCGTTCTCGCTCCGGTACTTCAAGCCTTTGGCGAGATGTCCTGGGGGGAGATCGTTAAGGGTCTCGTCACCTTGGCGGGAGCTTTAGCA